GGGGTGATTGCAGCAATTGCAGAAGCAAGAGCTATAACAGCAGCGACAACACCATACCATGGTTGAGTTTGAATGAAGTTAATTAGTATTTCCATAACATATATATTTAGTCTTGAGCTAAATAATATTATGGAATTCAATGGAAAAGCAGAATTGGTAAAAAAAGTCCAGACCGCATTAAAATTAAAAGTTGATGGAAATGATGGCTCAATAACATGGAATGCAATTGTAGATTATATTTTAGGTATTGAAGAAACACGCCCGGTTCCAGCTACTCCCGATGTCGAAAGCTCTCCATTATCTGACAAAGCATATAACTTAATTTTAAAATATGAAGTGGGAGGAGGGTCTGCTTACTATAATAAAGCTTTAAAAAATCCATGTTATCCCGGCGGGGCTTCAGGTGTGACTATCGGGATAGGTTATGATCTTGGCTATAATACAAAAGCTCAATTCACTAATGATTGGAAATCTGTTATATCAGATAAAACATTCAGTCGTTTAGAAGCTTGCTTAGGAGCTAAGAGCGCACTTGCTAAACAACTAGTTCGTAATGTTAAAGACATTGAAATTGATTGGGAAAGTGCATCTGTTGTATTCAAAAAGGAAACTCTTCCTAGATTCATAAAAGAAACACTGAAGGCGTTCCCTAATGCTGACTCATTACACCCTGATGCATTCGGAGCGCTTGTATCAATTGTATTCAATAGAGGAGCGTCTGTATCTGGTAGTAGTAGAGTAGAGATGGCTAATATACGAGCGCTGATTCCAAGTAAGAACTATAAGAAAATTGCTCAAGAAATACGTGACATGAAGCGTTTGTGGGTTGGAAAAGGCTTAGATGGATTATTAAAAAGACGCGACGAAGAAGCTAATCTTGTTGACTCTTGTGCTTGAGCTGTTAAATATTCACGCTATGATTAAGAGAATCAATGACAACACTGTAAAGCTTTGCTGCAATGGCAAAGGATGCCCAACCGTAACTGATCTTGGAAATGGACTGGTTGAAATCGTCGATGATGATGGAAACAAGATCACCGTTAAGAAAGAAGAAGCTGCTTTGATTTCAGATGGTGTGAAGACCTTGAATGAAGAAATGTTAATCCTTGGATGACGCTGGTATATGATACTATAGTAATGTTGGGGATATGCTTCATATTAAAATATGGAGCTATCCTTAATTTTATTAGAAATCCTCTGAAGCGTATAAAATTCTTTAATGAATTATTCTCATGTGCATTGTGTATGGGATTTTGGATAGGTCTGTCATACAGTGTTATAACACCCTATGATATAACCTTTTCATTCTACACGGCTGCGATTTGTTGGATAGCAGATTACGGTGTGCAAATTATTCAAAAACATTTATATCCTGATTGATTTTTGGATAAATTTTTTTAAATAGTGTTTTCTTTTTTTATAGTATTCTAACATTAAATAATACTATAATGGAACCGGATAAAAACTTAATCAAAGACTTCTTAGAGGGGGGTTGGATCATCATGATGATCGGGGGGTCTGCGATGTTAGCGAGACTTCTGGCATCCAATACTGCAATAACGATTCTTGAGCATTTTAAGAAGATAATAAGCGCAGCCATCGCATCAGGAATAGCGTGGTTTATTTTGAAAGATGTACAAGGCTGGGAGCTTTATAAAGCGATTGCCTACGGTATTGTGGGCGTAATCTCCCCGGAGATCATAGACGGTATCATAAAGCTTGGTAAGAAGTTTGCCAAGAATCCAGAGAAGATGCTTAAAAAATAATATCAGTCTTCTCCATAGTAATCAACAGCATCCTGCACAGTCTCTAGTATTGCGCTTTCTTCGGATGGTTCTAATCTTGAATATATTACATCAGGGGAATCGTGTCGTTTGATTCTAAACATACCTACAATTTTGGGATTTCCTGAAAACCCTATTGTCTTTTTAATTCTACCACTATCTAATTCCAATCCAGATGGTGTATTTTTAGATTTAGATTTAAATCTTAGATTACTGATAGAATCGAAAAATTCTCTGAACCAAGATTCGGTATCATTTTTTCCGTAATGTTCTAGAAAACGACGCACCATTTCAGGATCTGCATTTTTATTTTTGTCTATACCTCTGAATAATACGATGGGTGCGTTTTTTATTAACCGAATTTGGAATTGTTTTCTTTGGTAATCATTGAGTGTGAATCTTTTCTTTATATTCTTTAAAAATTCAACCAGTACAAGCCCAAGAGCTTTTGAATTTTGGAAATCACTATCGACAAAATCTGCAAACTCCGACACGATTTTATCAGGGTCAAAAGAAGGGATCGCGTCTACAAGACTATCTTCATCCATGAAGATTTGATTGTATCCTCTGGACTCCACAACAACAAGACCGAAGTTGTTCAACTTGATGATATCCCAGTCAATAACAGTCATTGCGAGTTCTCTTAAATCTCTTCCAACATATATCCCATCGTACGATCTTTTGGATTGTGCTATATCTGAAGAAACATCTTCAAAATTTGATAATTTATTAGGAATCAATCCTTGTGATAATATACTTTTTAGATTGTTTCCATCTGTTATATGGTAAACTAATTCTCTAGGCTTCGCAGCCTCTTCAAAATACTGTAAGAATGTTATCACTTTATATATTTAATTTTCTATATCACCAAGGTGTTATTTATACATGAGTTGTATGATTTTCTGTCTGTGATATCTCGGCAGCTTTAGAAAGTCTTCCACGCCAGTGGCCCATAGTTCATCATCATTGCTCATACCGTAGCTATCAGACCATTTCACAAGATCTTTTGCCACATCTCTAATATATTGCTTGCTCTTACCAGAGAAGTTTTTGTAACTGTCAGCTTCGTCTCTCTTTGTCATTTTTAACACATGATGAATCAGATTCAATAATAACGCAACGACATCGGGGGATACAAATACATCAAACACCAAATCGTATCTCTTTCGGTATGACTCTATTTTTTGGCCATTAGCCTGATACCTATCTCTATCCCCCATATACGCAACATCATACAAACTCATTTCAGGATGTTCCTCGATATCCCATTTGATATCGCTATTATCATAACTGATTTTTTTATCGACATGTGGTAACAGAAGAGGAGCATAATGAACAGCTACTTTGTTAATGAATTTCTTGTATTTATACATTTCATTTTTCAAAGATGAATCTATGATGACGCTTCCCTCAGTGATGATCTCTTCCAATGTTTTCACCAAATAAGATTCTCTTTCAGCGTATCGCTTTTCTGAACTCTCTCTCCAATATCCATCTGGGTCAAAATCGGGATCTGGGTAACTCATGGTGTATAGGGAATGATACACATTAGAAATATATCGCCAGATGTTATCTACAATGTATGTGAATGCATCGTCTTCTAATTTGTCACTATACTCATCTCGATCTATAAAAGGATAATCCGCATTTAAATAATCATATGCATCTGGAGGGGTTGTGTAAGACTCAATCGAATAATCCCGTATCAAATCGTAATACTCTTTAACTGCTTTTTTAAATGCTTTGGAGTTATTAAACATCCAAAGGTGCGCCCATTCGTGAACAATGAGTTTGATTAGATAATCAGCGTTTTTGATCATGTTAGCACCGATTGCCATATATTTTCCTGTGGGTTGCGCATATCCCCCAACACCACCCCCCGTGTTTTGATTTACACGTTGAGATAAATCGCGTATCACTATATTGGAATGCATGGAAGAAAACCCCATCTTGGCTATGCTATTCCTAGCTTCTTTGCACGCTTCCTGCAAACTGTTTTTATATGAGTCTATCTGATCCGCGTTTGTTTGCGCTAGTTGTTTGTCTATGAAAATAGAAAACATGGGAACATCCATTAAATGAATGTGGTCTTTCCTATCTCTGAACCTAGATTCGTTGAGACGGTAAAATTGTTTAAATGACAGCATATTTGTATTTAATTTATAAGGTCCACTCACCATTTTCTGCTCAATATAAATTGGCTTTCCCCTTCACCCATATCCTTGAACAGATCATCTAACTCGAAGTTTTGAATCATCGGAACCAATCTCTTTTTATAAAGCTTTGTTCTATTCGCTCCCTTGGATGTGAATGTCAGTAATCGGATTTCGTTGTTATCATCAAACTCTATGAATTGATTTATGATTTCAATCACGGTGGCCAACACTCTAAACGCATCACCTCCCTTTGTCAATTCAATATCCAGCTTTGTCTCGCCTCTGATATCCTGTCCAGATTCAACACCAAAGGCTATTTCCCAAACACTGTCGTCGTATCTGCTTTGCCTAGCATACCACAGATACGGCACTCCTGCATCCGTTTTGAATCGTATAATTTGCACAGGAGTGGAGTCAACACCTCATCCATGTAGGTTTCTCCTGTATCATCGTCTTCCTTCTCAATGGCTTCGGTGGTAAAGGTGTTTTTATATCTATAGGGATTGTCAAAACTCTCCGATAAAAAATAAGTTTTAAAAGGTAACATGTATCCTTTATTTAGAGTATTTTAAATTAAATACCTCCATATGGTGACTTTCAAAACTTTTTTTAATCTGATACTAGAGGATCTGAAATCTTCTATAAATCAAGCTAATAAAATTTTAACAAGCAATGAATTTTCTCCAGAAGAAGCGTCTCAAGCTGTTGATAAAATCAAAGGCATAATGGATGAGGTTGGAAGAGGGGTGTCAAACCAACAGAAGCGTTTCAACACAGACTCGAATATTCCTATATTGTCTTACATATTACTAGCACTTAAAGATGCGGGGGGAGATCCTTATGCGAAACTAAAAAGAGAATATCAAACTTATCTGGCTTCAGAAGAAGCCACTAATAAAAAAATACTCACAATCGCGTTTGATAAATTAAGAAACGAAATACAAGGAAAAAAACTGTTTAAACCATCTCCTGAAAAAACACAAATCATTGTTTCGTGGGGAACTAATTTAATAGAAGAAATTCACAAGTACATCAAGGCAGATAAAACAGAGTCTCCTGTTGTCAGAAGCAACGAAGATGTTGTCTATGAAAACAATGACATCGTTGTATATAGAGCGGATTCCAAAAATAAATGTATTGCTTATGGCGCTGGTTCAAACTTGTGCATATCTGTAAAAGGAGGAGGAAATTACTACTGGGCTTATCGCATGGGAGAAATGCGCCAACGCCAAGGACTGGATGATTATGGTATGACAACTTATTTTGTGTTTTGGAAAGACACAAATGAAAGAATCCTAATTGATGCACTCGGAGACGAAGATGGACCTGCCAACAAGTATTCTTGGAACAACATCGAAAAAGACGGAACATATGACAATGTCGATGCAGACATAACTCCAGAAGAACTGATCAAAATGCATCCAGAGCTGCAAGAACCATTTTCCAACAACGTATTCCAATTCGTGCCTTATGGAGAGGATGAGAAGCGATTCAAATATATTCAAGATCATATATCTGACATCAGTAACAGTGAATTGAAAACCTTGAAAGACTATGAAATGTTTTTAGAAGGTGCAGATCCAGATGATTATGTCAATAATATATTCATTAGGTTTAGAACTTGGAGTCATTTAATCGAAAGTAATAAGTTGAGCGAAGAAGAAGCCAGAACTCTTGTGAAGAAATATGCTGGGTTGAATTTTAATCTAGATATAGAAACCCAACAAGAGCTTCTTTCTCCATCCGATAGAAATTGGTATTTGAATACTGTTATACCAAAAAGAGAAGATGCGGAAGATATTTTAGGTTATATGCGCAGCGTACGTTGGGAGAACATACCCGATAAGTTATATGAAATATTATCGGTTATGGATGGCGGGGATGAAATCTATACTGTATTAGGAGATGTTTTAAATACCGACGATTTTTATCTGAATAATAAGTTTTCTCCAAACGAAGCATATAATATAATAATTGGAAATATCAATGATGAGTTATTTGCTAAACTGCAAAAACTTATTGAAATGTTAGATGATCCCGGAGCTTTATTACAAAGTGCGATAGATTATTATAAAAGATCCAATAAAAAAATTCCAAAGCAGTTTTATAAATTGATAGTTCAATATCCAGATGCTTCTTATAAAGCGGCACTGTATTGGAAAAAAATAAGAAATAATGACATACCAAACATTCTTATAAAAAGCGCTATAAAAGATCCAGTATATGCTTTGAAAGTTGCAGAAACATTATTTGAGTTCGACAACAGGGGATACAAAAATATACCAGATTACATAAAGCGTGCAGTGTTTAAAGATCCCAAAACAAAATATCAATTTATAGACCGTGGTGTGGATAGTTCAGGATTTGAGAATTATCCAAGTTCTGAAATTGTGGATCTCTTTTCAAAACTAGATAATGGATATAGGTACGCGCAAGACAAGGAAGGATTTGGGGTGTTCAATAGAAAAAATAATAGCGGAGATCAAAGGGTGCGACGAGCGATATATAAAAACATAATGAACAATTCTAAAAAAGCGTATGATCATTTTTTTAATTATCGAAGTGAATTAAACAAAAACGGTGATTTTTATAAGATGTTAAGAAGATCATCTGATAAATTTATAGCTGAACGCGGCTGGTGATATCAAGGAATACTAAACATATTAAATAAAGACAATGCGATCCTTTTCAGAATTTTATAAAATACAAGAAGCCAGAGTCATAAATGCCAATGACCAAAAGGTTCCATTAAAAGACAATGAAACTATCAGAGTGTATCATGCGTTTAATAATCCACAGGATCTTTATGACATATTGAAATACGGAACATCTGGAAAGCTAAGAGCAAAAAGAATATATTCATACGAAGCCAACAACAACCCGAAGGGATTCTTCGTGTCCATAGATTTCAAAACAGTGAAAGGCTTCGGGCAATACATCATGGAGTTACACACACGGGTTTCGGATTTAGAAGCGCCAGTGTGGCCCTCTGGATCTTATACAGTGCAGGGAGAATATTCGAAGTATTGGGATGAAGAAAACCCAAGAGAAAAGGGTACAGAAGCAGCGCGGGAAAAAGCGAAACAATCAAAAGAAGATTATATACGAAACAGTGACAGACCTGAACTAGCAGACAGCTTGTACAACAACTATGAAAAACAGGCATTGTTTGTGGGGGAGTTAGATGCAAATTCCATCAGAGCAATTTGGGTGAACAAAGACATGAACAAAGATGGCAGGTATTCTACTTACGATAGAATGTCAGTGAAAGAATTTTTAAAAACACATCCATCCAAACCATCATCCGAACACCGATTTAAAATATTCACACCAAGAGAAGAGTTTGATGTGGATGTAATGTTGAAGCGATTCAACCAGAGATTCGATAGAATGTCAACGGATGATATATTAAGCGGATTAAAATACGTGGATGATCAAGGATTAGCGGTGCATTTTTGGCCAAAGCAAATGGCAGCGGTGAAAAAGTTTATAAAAACTATAAAGTGATCCAAATTCTCTTTAGGTAAAACCGTAAAAATATTAAAAAAATATTTTTTGATAAGGGGCATTAGGGGGAAACAACAAAAAATACGAAAAATATTTTTAATGCGGGCATTAGGAAAAAAGGTTGAAAAATACTAAAAATATTTTTCCATGGCCCCCCCGACATATGTCGAAGTTATGTCATACATAACCAAATGATAACATGAAGTTATGGCATATCTCATCACATATGTCAAAGATATGCCATGACTCATGACATGACTACGACACAACTCACCCTACCCCGCACAGACATGCACAGGATAGGGTGAGAGATAGATCAGAGATGAGTCAGGAGATATCAGTCAGATGATGGCATCAGCATGGCGAACCTATCTCGAAGATAGATACCGCTACGGCTGCCGATCATGACTTTGACATATCTGCTCATGACAGATACACCCGTGACTTGATATGTCTGACCCAAGATGAGGCGAGGGTTCTTCGAGTTATCTTTGCAGATAACTTCGGAGCCGATGGACATGGTGAACTTGTCGTGACGAATGGCGGATGACATATGTGGAAGTTGAGTCAGAAGTTGAACGGGAGATAGATCGGGTGGTTGTCCAAGTAGATAGCAAGCGCAACAAGCGCGAGATATGCGGAAACAATTTTCATGATATCAGAAAAGATAGGGCGGGGAGATAGAAATAATATCTCCCCGCCCCTGATGGTCATTTATTGTCCAGCCAATTTCTTGAGTTCGGCAATCTGCCGTTCCAGAGCGGCGAGCTTGCTTTCACGCTTGCGCCCCTCCCGTCCCTCTTCAATGGCCTTGGAAACCGCTTCAAAGCGGTCAGAACCATCTTCCGCAAAGCGGTGATCAGTCGCGACCGTCAGAAGCACCTTGAATGCTTCCATGTCATTCTTAAGGCCGAATTCCGCTTTCAGGTCTTGAACGAATTCCTTGTCAGAGGGGAATACGACAAGCGGGAATTGCTTCACTTTCGTGGCACCAGTGACGGCATCGGAAGTCACTTCGTTCTCATTGTTGGCGGCGGATTCGGTGTTGTCTTGCATAGTCTTGTCTTTCTAAAACCCAGTGAACCGCTGGGGGCGGGCTGCGAACCGTAGTGGCTTGCTGCGGGGCCAATATAGGCTGGAAAGGGAATGAATGTCAAGCTAGGAAGGGAAGAATTCCGAAAGTTTTTTCCACGAATAAAACGTTAAGCGCACCCGCAGGGCCGAGTGGACCCTAACGTTTTATTATTCCCCTCCCGTGCCTAACGTTTTACTATTGGATTTTGAATCAATAAAACGTTAGACATCATGCCCCCGCTAACGTTTTATTGATCTCCCCCTAACGTTTTACTATTGTTCGAGCCTAACGTTTTATTGATCTTTGAGCCTAACGTTTTATCAATGCGCAGCCCTAACGTTTTATGATCAGGATATCCATGTGTAAACCGCTGGGAGAGATCAGTTATAATCTCTCCCAGCGGAGTTATGTTGAAAAACTTACTTACCGAACTCCCTCGCAAGAGCATCAATGACTTCCTCGGGACCGTCTGTAGGGATTGTGATTTGCATCGACTGTATTGTATCCTAACGTTTTATTACTAGAAAAGGTGGTGGGATCAGAGGGACTCGAACCCTCAGCTTACTCATTAAAAGTGAGTTATTCTACCATTGAATTATGATCCCGTTTTATTGTTAACTGAAAGCTGGTGGGTCGTGCAAGAATCGAACTTGCATTGGAGGAATAGAAATCCTCAGTCCTATCCGTTGAACGAACGACCCGTTGATGAATTACCTATACAAAGCCACTATAGCTGCTATACGTTTTATTAGATTTATTATAGTTTGTTAAAACAATAAGTTTGTGATCTCAACAAAGAAATAATAATCTCGCGAAGTCGGCGGGATGAACATCGCATCCCGCCGAATATAATGTTTCAGAGAAGCAAGGGCAGTTTAATGAGATGCCCAGCTCTCCCCGATCACCCGATGAGTTTATTAATAGCTTCGAGGCAAGCTTCGCGGGTCTTCTTCCCGGTGATTTGCTTGGCAGCAAGGAAGACCTGATTGCGAGAGCTTCGCAGACCTGCGATCTCAAGCTTGAGGCCAGCGGCGATGACTTTGAGGCGGAACATATCGATGTCAGCTGGATTGGTGAGCATGGCAGTATCTTAGTCTAACGTTTTATTCTTGGATCAGTCGTTCTCTTCCTCCCCATCAGGTTCATTATCATTCTCTGCATAAATCCCCATAACCTCACAACATCTATGAATTGCATCAATGATGGTGCTGTCATCCAGTTTAGCAATGATTTCATCAAAACTAATGCCGAATTCATCAATAGCCTGAGCAACAAGAGAACAACGGCAACCGGGATAGATATCAAACCCAAGTTTAGAGAGTTCCTGTTTATTTTCGTAATTATTCATCTTCTTCTTTTTCTGTAATAGGTGGTAGGGTAACACTGTTAAAGCTATCGTGGATTTCATTGACAACAAGATCAATATCTTTCCATCCACTATATACAGCTTGTAGTAATTCTTTAATTTTCTCCTTCGTCATAAAGTTCATTCATCGCCAGTTCGTGCATGGCGAGCAACTCTAGTGTATCAAGCAAGGCGAGGTTGTCAAGGTCGGGCATGGCACAATCCTAGCCTAACGTTTTATTATTACAATCGACGGGTGGTGGGGGGAAATCCCCGCCGATGGGTCGGAGCGAATCTCCGTTTCTTGCCCCCTAGCATCGACGTGAAGCGACGATTGAAAGCTCCCGGTATGACAGTGCCATAAAGCACCTGCCTCAGTTCTAGGGGCATCCTAGAGCCTCGGTGAAAACGGGGGTTAACGTTTTATTATTAAAATCGAAATGGGAAAAAATAAGGGCGGGGGACTTGATATCCCCCGCCCGTGGTGTAGTTATACTTTACTCTTCCACCGTGTTAGCCCGCTTTGTAGGAACATCGGTGATATGAACAAGAGCATCCTTAGCACGGGTGATTGCTACGTATGCAAGGTTATCCTCTTGGACTTTCATCCAATCTTGAGTGGCATACTTACTAGGTTGGAACTGAGCCATGCCAAGGATAAATGTCCTTGAAAATTCCAATCCTTTTGACTTATGAATAGAACTGAGGGTGACGACATTGGGAAGATTGTAATCATCATTGTCGCTGAACATATCAGAGATAAGCTTGCGAAGGCTGTTGAGATCATGCTTGCCAAGACTCTGGCAACGCTCAATAAGAATCAGCATGGTTTCATACTTATCTTCAAGGTTGGCAAGCTTAGCACCCTTGGCCTTTTCCATCTCCCGATTGAAATGATTCTGGAGACGCAGGGTGAAAGTAGCAAGATCGTTCACACGCCACTTATTAGTAAGAGTGACAAGGTTTTTGCCGATGTCCTTGCCTTCGATACGGCAACCGATACCCTGACGAATAAGAGCAAAGGCAAGGCTAACAAGAGGCGCATTATTACGGCAGATAACACCGTCCGCTTTGCTAAGATTCAAGCTCTCAGCGGTCTTAATGAAATCCTCATGACGCATATCACTGATGGTGCCTTCGCCATTACCTTCGAAGGCAACAATATCGGGAACATACTTTTGAGCGGCAGCGATGATATTATGTCCACAACGGTAGCAGACACTAAGAGGAAGCTCGACAGCTTTAAACATATCCCTGATGAGGTTCATGCTGTCATTTTCAGCCCCGGTGAAACCATAGATAGCTTGTCCCGGATCTCCAATAGCAAGCAGCCGACCGTTATCACCAAGAAGCTTTTCCATCATAAGCTTGCGAACGACATTAGTATCCTGAGCTTCATCCACAATGATCCAATCATACTTGGTGAAGTTATGATTGAACAGGAGGGGAAGATAGATCATATCGTCGAAGTCGATATTCTTAACATCGCGGTTATTAAGAATCAGCACCTGCTTGCAGACTTCGATGAGATCAAGGATATCAATATCCATGTCAATATCAATGTCCTGATGACGGATGATATTAACCCACGCTTCGGTGTCATCAATAGCAGGGCAACCATCAATACCAAAGCCGCTGTTCTTAGCAAAAGAGACAAGCTTCATGATAGTGCTACGGCACTTCATAAGAGGTCCGCTCTCGGTGAAAAGCTGCACGATATTATAAACCTTACCAGTGAAAACCTTGGCACCGGGCTTATTCTTGAGAAAAACCTTCATGCCTTCGCTGTGGAAAGTAGCAGCAGATGCATGGGGGCAACCCATAGTGGAAAGGCGAGATTGAAGCTCAACAACGATCTTCTTATTGAAGGCGAGCATAAGAACGCTGCCAGCCATTCTAGTAATACCCTGAATAGCGGTGGTAGTTTTACCAGAACCAGCCTTGGCATTAACAATGGCGTTACCAATGCCGTTCTCGATCCAGTTGAAAATGTCGATCTGATAATTGCTAGGAGTCATGATAATTGGGTGGTGGTGGTTATTAGCAAGCTCTCGTCGCTTGCATGGCATCATCCTAGTCTAACGTTTTATCCCTAGAACCCAGCGGGATTTTAATAATAAAACGCAGATCGGGTCTGGTTCTTATTCTTGCGTAACGTTTTATTATTAGATCTCTGGCGTTTTTCAATAATAAAACGTTGCTGTTCATGGTATGATTAAAACCGACTCTCCCTCTAGGGAGAAATCGACTTCAATCGTTGGTATATCAAGGTTTCTAAAAAATCTCTAACAGAAAAAATAATGGGCAGTTTATTGAGATGCCCAGCTCGATTTCATTTATGCCGGTTCCACCACAAAACCGCTGGCGTCTTTCTTAGCAAGACCCTTCTCAACAAGACCCACAATAACACCCTTGGGATCAAGAAAGCGAAGATCATTCTCATCTCCATCAATAACTTTCTTGCCCTGATAAGTAGCGGGAAGTTTACCACGGAAAACCATAGCAACAGACCCTCCGCAACTCATAACAATATCGCAGTGGGTTTGATTATTCTCACTCCGGGAGAAAGTAAGATGGTAGTTCTTAGGGAATTTACCATTGAGGAAATTAAGCATACGACGCGGGATCTTCGTATAATCATAGAAGTTCACCTCGGGAAACATTTCCATGATCGTCTGATTATTGATAAGAACATTCTCCCATGCAATATCACTTGTGAGATTAAGACGGAAGGCGGGGATCATATCAAGCTTTTTCGCCTTCTTAATCGCGCTTTGAATTTCCTTGATAAGAGTGGCAAGGAAGTTCTCACGATCTTCAAAGAACATTTTAGTCTTCTTGATACGGGCAGCTTGAACCGTCTTATAAATACCCATACCAGCGGTATTAAGACAAGAGAAGGCGCAACCCTTACTAGCAGCAATGCAGGTGTTATAACCAGAAAGCTTATGAGGTGCGAGGTGAATACCAGCGGTCTTATAACCGGACTTTTCACCTTTGCGGATCTTCGTGTTTGATGTGGTAAGCAGGGGCATGGCAGTATCTTAGTCTAACGTTTTATTACTGGATTCTCAGATCATTCCAAACATGAATTGGAAGAGTCCGCTGATAATGGCAAACGCTGCCATTGCAATACAAATGATGCCAAACAAGGCAATGAGAACAATGATGGGTAGAAACTTCATAAGAGGAGGAGGCAGTTTAGTGAGATGCCCAGCTCGATTTTATGATTAACCTTCGATCAGTTCGTTATAATCATCCGTGCCAAGGATGTTATCAGCGGAAACCGTGAAGCATTCAAGAGGCTTTTCCTCAGGATTAAGAAGCTTATTAGCTTCCGATGGAGTAAGATAACTTGCAAAGGTGGTCTTATCAACTTCGCCACCATTAACAAAATACTTCACCTTCGGGATATTACCAACTGATGGATAAAGACGAATATACTCTTTGTCTTTATGAGAGATGACATAAGGGAATTGCTTCCATTCACCCCATGGAAGAGATTGCACTTCGCCGCGTTCTCCGTTAGCAATACCCTCTTTAACACTAGAGAGATTGGCAAAGTCAATACCAGCACGAACAACGGCATTAGTAACCTTTTCGAGAACGATACCAACTTTCTTATGAGCGGCGGCAGGAGTAGGATTCGACTTCCAAAAAACCTTAACAAAGTTACCTTTGCAATTAAGAATCTTTTCGGTGATTTGAAGAGCGGTCAGGGATGGAGTGTTTGTTTGCATTACGATGATGATGGTAGTCTAACGTTTTATTGGGAAACTTCAAGGGCAGTTTAATGAGAATACCCAGCTCGATTTTTATTCTTTAAATTCTTGGTGAAATATAACCTCTGGCGATATTAAGAAAACAATCGTCTCTCATAGTAAGCTCGATATACTCTTTAGCTTTCTGTAGAGCTTCAACGAACTCTTTAAGAATATCTTTAGGCGTGATACGCATAAGAGAATAGATATCTTCGTAATCAATACACTCTGCGAGTTTCTTTTTGAATGCTTGCGTTGTCATCGACATCATCCTACCCTAACGTTTTATTATTCTTCTACCCTCGGATTCCATTCATAGAGGGTTTATTATTGGATTTTGTATTATGTTTTTTTGTATAATCCGTTGTCTATTAATAACTTTGTATTCAGAATATAACTAGCTGGTTATATAACTGATTGGTTATATTTACAACTGGTTACAGCTTAATACTATGTGTGTTTCATATGATTTTAATGTGTATTAGTGTGCTTTTGAGTGTATTATTGTGTATTTTTCGCGTGTTTATCCCGCCTTTTTTACATGATACCTGCGTTCTGCGTGTGTGTATGAGGGTGTTTGTGTGTATATATGCGCGTTACTGGGTGGGAGCTGGTGTGGTCAGACTTGCAATGTAATCCTGTAATTCGTTTTTGCATCGCTGAATCTCCTTTTTAATATCTTCAATGCGCTCTGTGTTGTCTGGATCATTCAGGATCAAATATCTTAGATTGCTTTCTGCGTGGGAGATCTTGAACTCCAGCTTCTGTTTATATGCGTTGTTCATACCTTTATATATATGGAGGGTTGTAGTGCGACAGATGTTGTTATAGCCATTATACGATTTGTGATGAATGATCGAATCTATTGGATTTACTTTTTTGTCATGGAGAGACAAAAATAATAATTTAACTTTTCTGGGTTATAGCTTTACTATACGAAATGGTGTTATGCTGTCACCAGCTTTGGATTCCTTGTGTTTGATGGAGACGGGATTGGTGTGGGTTTGTCCTTCTTTCTTTTGTCTTTGCCATCAATGATTTCTTTCACTCTGGTTGCGAGAGTCATCATGTTGCCGTCTCTTATCAGGAACTGTTGGTAGTTCTCTCCATCATACGGCAACTCTAATGATCCAAGACTACGCTCGTCTTCTTCCACACTCTTGACACTTCCCGTTGCAGTGAACACAGAATCCGTATTGATAGGTTTCTTTTCAAGGTAGCTGTTCTTCAGGTCTATACCCTTTGCATTTTTGTTGAAGTCTTCAAAGGTAGGCATTCGATCCCACTCAATGATTTTCGCATCAACAATGTAAGTCTTGGCTTTGTATGTTAATGGGAAGTAAACAGAGATCGCGTTGTTTGCGTCTTGTGGGCATCTGTAATCGTAATCGATATTATAGCCTCGCAAGCCCATTGTTTTAGACAGAGGATTGTGCAGGGAATCCTTGTTGATATCCTCTGAATCGAGGTCAAACACGATTCTAAAGGCTCCCAAGATATTCTTTTTAAACGCTTCCAACGATTGAATGGACTCTAAAAACACTGCGAATGATTGATGCATGATGCGTATATTTATCGAGCGGTTTGAACTTTATAACCCCACAACACTTACATTTTTACACCTTGATATTTACAGGGCGGATCTCAAACTCGCCATTTTTAAACAAGGCTCCCACATCTTTACCATGGTAGTTGTCGGGGGAGTTGTGATCGTCCCCGCAATAAACACTCACATCAGTTGCTTCATAGCGAATGAGGGAGCCGTGTTTATTGTGGGCATTGTTCCAAATCTGGATGATTTTGGCTGCTGATTTTGGCATCTTAGAGGTGTCCCACACAACAAAGATTTGTTCCCCCATTTTTGTATAAACATCCTCTGTGAGATCGCTTGAGTCGGTCCATCCCCACACATCACAATAAATACAGGAGCGTCTGAAGTCAACATAAAACTCTCGCTCAATTTCCGACTCATAGATCTCTTCTGATTTTTTTTCCATATCTTTCAAAAATTCTTCGATTTCATCATCCATAAATTATTGTGTTTATCGAATCTTGAAGCTTTGCTTGACCTTGCTTGGATGCACAAAGGTATTCATCACAAGCTCAGAGATTTGCTTATGACTAAGACCCTTCTCCACAATCTTTTTGTCTTTAATAGAAGCGGAGCCAGCATAATCTGTTCCATCATTCAGTACTGATGCGGCATTGTGTTTAATCTCTCCATTAACCACAACAGTTAGGGATGGATTATCAGAATCCCAGCCAAAGAACTCAACTACATCATCGGCTGGCAAACTATCATAATCTTCGAAGTCAACCTCCACTCCACAAGAAATAGCAACATCTTGTGCAACTGCTAGGCAACAACGACCCCCTTTGTCACCATACATTTCTCCACGGGCTTTGCGCTTATTCTTCAGGAGAGCTTCAGCCCAAAGACGGTTGCGATGTTTAACTTGGGCAGGAGTTGGATTGAGTAGATCTTTCTTTTTCATATTGATTAGTATAGTCTAACGTTTTATTGATTTTATCGGTGTTCTTTACTTTGTATCCTTGAGCGTGTTTTTGATAGTACCTTCCCGATCCATTTCAAGCAAGCCAAGATCCAGCGCGGCATCAAGAATCCGTTCCCTTGATTTATAAGAGGACTCAACATAGTAATCCTCTAGAATGTTGAGAACCGCAATTGTAAATGAATTGGAGTTTTTATGAATAGAAGGTTGCATAATTATCTTACGGTGTGTCGGTTGAATGAATCAAGATGCCGTTTCGCAGGGCGAGTGGGTCGCGCTCTTTGTCGGTGTCCACGATCCCAAGACCACGGCAAAGCATCCACGGGAAGGGGTCGATTTCGGATCGGTAGAGCGTCCCAGCGTAGCTTCCATCCTGCTTTGTGAGGCGGTAGAAGCGACCATCTCCGACAGCCAGCAATGCGTGCTTGGCGATCACCTCTGCGATTTCTTGGCGGGTCATGTGCTTAGTGTAGTTTAACGTTTTATTACTAGAATGATCTGCCAGAATATTTCATCCAGAGACTTAGATCAAGATTAATCGAGAGCTTTGAAAATATGAGCAATTACATTCACAGTCCATCCATTACCAAGACACTTCTTAGCCTTTGGAGAACTGATAACAGAGGTATAACCATCTGGAACAGTTTGCAATCGCTCGCATTCAGTTCTGGTTAGATTTCTGTATCTGTTATTGAATCTCACCCACATGTTTCCATTGTTAGGATTTGTCCTGAGCGTGTTGGATTTGAGTCCTTTAATTTCTGACTTGTTATATGGATCACAAAAATCAGGAAGATCATCGGGAGCATACTTTTCCCATCCTTCTGGAAGATCAAACTTTACATTCAGAGAACTTGCATCATATCCATCACCCGGTGGCAACTCCAAGATATCCGATAGAACAATGTTATTATCCTCTGGTTGTGTGATGTTGGGAATGTTTGTCCAATAGTATCTGACGCGGTTTTGTGCAGAAACAGAGGATGAGTTAATCATGATTGGCTCAACTCCAAGATACTTGGAAATGACATCCAGATATTCTTTCTTCATGCGGACATTTTCCAGCAAGAATTTAACATCAGGATTCACCAACCTAACTTCATTAAGAATCCTGACATACTCAAAGAATAACTTACTACGGGGATCTTCAAAGTTAAGTTGTTTACCTGCAAAGCTGAATCCCTGACAAGGGGAGCCTCCAATTAGAAGATGGATCTCAGGTAGATCTTCAGCTTTTACATCAGTAACATCTCCCAACTGAACTGTATTAGGATAGTTGTGCTGTGTAATCATGATGGCATGCCTGTCAACTTCACTTGCGAAGTAAGTATCCACACTGATACCTGCTCGTTCAAGAGCAATCTGCCCGCAACCGATTCCATCAAACAGACTTAATACATTGATTCTCTTAGACATACTTTCTAATTAGTCTTGATTGTAAAACCTTTTAGCGTTGCTCCGCTTCCTGAATGCTTGGTATCCCCCACCGACCCGCACAAAGAACTTATATCCCTGATAGCTTTTAGGATTATCAAGTTCTGTGATTCCATTATAGGTGGACTTGTCAATGTCTTGGAGTTGCCAATCGTTGATAAAGTGTCCAGCGTCTGTTGGATCGGTGGGGTAGTCTCGCATCATGCCATCATTCTACTCTAACGTTTTATTCTTGCCCTTCTTCGAAGCTTTGGATATGTCGAATGTCTTCAGAGATGTCATCGAAGATCTCATGGTAATCGTAGATCACCAGCGCATGTTCTTCATCAATGGAGATCTTGATTGTGTATAGTTGATCCTCGATATCAAACGAGATATCCACACTTTCATTACTAAGAATCTTCTCAAGAAGAGTCTCAATAGTTCCTGTAAACTCTTCATTATCAACGAGTTTGATTTTAAGATCATACTCATCAACCTTTGTTAGAAAGAGGGCGGCTGCTTCTTTTGTGTTCATATGTTAAATTGTGTCAATCACGAATACGATGATTGCAATGATTGCAATTACAGCGCATACAATGGTGTGTGCTTTCAGTTGTGTTCCCATGTTGTTTGTTGTTTATAGTTCGGAGATCGCTTTCAGTCCCCACAGCATCATAGCACCTCCAAGGAAAGATTCAACCCTTTCTTTGTGATACATAGAGTAAACCCAGCCGATCACATACAGTACGAAAGTGGTGTAAATGTATGCGTCTTTCATGGTTCGTCTTCCTCTTCGTCTTCATCAAGGCCGAAGATTTCAACTTCTTCTTCCTCTTCACTTGCTTCATAATTAAAGACATCACTTGCAAATAGAAGAAGATCTGAGCCTTCATGTTCTTCATCGAGTTCAACATCGCCGTTTTTCATAGCGACTTCACCACCAAACATCATACCTCCTTCAAAGTAATCAAGCTTGAAAGACATGGTGGGAAACTTCTCACTGAGCTTCAGAATAACAGCAGCAGGAGGACTCCATGCAGTATTGAAGAATTCAGTATCGTCTTCAGCGAAGTTGACATTATCATCTTCGTTCAAGTCCGACTTGGTTCCCCAGTTATCAACACACCAATCCCGCCACTTGTCACCGTCTTCAGGACTCTTAAATGGGCATTCGATGATCTTATCAAATGAAAGCCCGTCTGCAACAAACTCCTTAAACTCTGGAGTAGGATCAGTGATCGTCAGTTTATTTTGGCAGTAATTCGGCATAGTATTATTTGTTTGTGTTATCGGTTGTTGTAGTATACTTCAAGAGGATGATTTTTAGAAGATGCAAACGATGGACGCTTGCGATGCCATCCCCTGATTTGCTCTCCTTGATAGTTATAGAAGTGACCAAGGTTTCCATCACTGCTTTCGTGGATGGTGTTCATCATACGACAAGCATCATTGATGCGCTTGTTGTATTGATCCTTGAACTTCCAACGGTAATATGCTTTCCAGAACAGCGTCTTCATGTGTGTAGTGTAGTCTAACGTTTTATCCTTCAATCGAAGTCAACTCCATAGATGATATAGAAGTCTCCGACTTTGGTTTCCAGCAACCCACCCCTGAAATTATTTTCAACATCAGTTCCATAAAGAAAGTCGAAGTTCTCGCGGTTCTCTGAAATTCCGATGATAATTCTCGACTCGTAATTATATGTGCTGTGACACTTGTCAACTGCTTGTTTGCAGATTTCAAAGTTGGGATGTGCAAGTGCATCCGTCTGCATAGCATTTGCGATGAAAGCGGAGCGTGTATTTTGTTCTTCCGCCATGCCGTTATATTCCAAAGGCCAAGTGCCTTCCTGATCTTTATATTTCTTTACCCACTGTGGAAACTCGATGATTAGCATTGTTTTCTTTTGTTGAGATTAGTATAGTCTAACGTTTTATCCTTGAACTCGGATGAGAGTATTGGTGCTGACGAATCGGGTGTAGTTAATAACATTGCCGCAACTCCTACAAGTATAACGCTTCTTACCAGCTTGGATGCGATTGTGTGCAAAAGAGGAAATCTTATGAACAGTACAGCCGCAGGAATAATCAAACTGCTTGCGGGTTCTGGTAGTGGTCACGCTGGTGTCATAGGTGTGGCAGCGATCAGCAACGAGATTATAAACCCGGCGCATGATGAACTTCCACTCTTTACCGTGTGGTTTCACAACACCATAACCATACACTGCACGCTGAACATAATGAGCAACTTCGTGCGGCACAACTTGTTTAATGAAGTTTTCTGGATTATGATCTGCGAAGTCCAGTTGGAACATAAGCTCCCGCAGACTGTAACAACTTGTTCCAGCGGTTGTGCCATTGCGCTTGAACTTGATATTACGAGGGCGTTCGAAGTTCTTACCAAAGAACTTTTCAGCGATCATGAAGCATTCTTCGACTTTTGCGAGGATCTCTTGTTGCATGTTTCGTTGCATGTGCCTAGTGTAGCCTAACGTTTTATTACTGAATTGCGTTCGCTTAGTCTTCTACAATAATTTTGATAGTCTTACCTCTCAAAGATTCACACAATGCATTGGTGTCTTCGAAATTTTTCTTTGCATCCCCACCGTTACATTCAAATGAAACACTGAAGTCTTCCCAATGTGGGAAACTTTTACCATTGTCTGCACAAACATTAACTTGCAAAGATGTAAATGGACCTTCGCATGTCGCCTCAAAAATCTTACCTGTTTTTAGAATAGTTTGCATTTTAGTTTTCGATTAGATCAAGTATTAATGTTCTTTTGTGTTCTTGCTGAGCTTCTTCCAAGCTTTGTAATTGCGATTGTGAGCAAACATCGACTTAATCATAGAGCGTCGATTATTACGCAGTCCAGAGTTAGTAGAATGACGATGGGGAAAACATTCCAGCACAATCTTCAACCAGAACTCTTGTTGCGCATTGCTTCGTTGCATGGACCTACTTTACCCTAACGTTTTATTACTAACCTGTTTTCTTCCGCTGCGCATTCTGGAAGAGTGAGCATACTTAGAATAGTTACCAAGCTTATCTTCAAACCTCAGAAGATCCCGACAAGCTGCACCGATGTGTTGCTTACCAATACAGCGATTCTCTGCGTTAAGTTCACCGTTTGTATAAACCCGACAGCCATACACACCCTTACCTAAGTAAGTAACTTTGACGGTGTGTTCAACATCACCCAGCATCATCTTGCGAGGACCAAACACTGACCAGAAGTTATACTTGTTCATATCTAATTGTATTAGAGTTCCATGTTATCAATCACAGCATGCATTTCCGATCTGAGTTCAGCAATGATCTGCTTCCTCATTTCAGAATTTTCTGCCTTTGACAATAGACGACCAGCTTCAAAAGCTTCTTGTAATGCACGCTCACTGTAGTATGCACGATCTTCCTTTTCACCAGAAATCTTAGAAGGTGAGATATGCTTATGTCCCCGCTCTTCCATCAGACGGGAAACATAGTGGGTCATACGGATTCGATCACTGTTATACCAACAGTTATTCTTCTCTTTATTATTCGCAATCGGATCACCGAATTGCTTCCAGAGTTTGTCTGACAAATCATTCAACATTTTAAGAACATCACTCATAATTAATTATTGTAAACTCCAGTCTTCTTCCATCATACACAGTTCAAAGATATCAACACCAACCATATCAGCGATAATTTCTTCGTGATCCATCATGGCATCAGTAGGATCACCTGCACCGATAGTCATGTCGATGTATTCATCAATCTGTTCCCATTTGTCCGCTTTCATACGAGCCACCTTATCCGAAAACTTGCGACTGTTTTCGCAGTAAGGACATCCCCCATGAGGTCGGCAGCTATGATCAAACGCTTGCGAACCATAGTACCCTTTGCGCTTTTCTTTACCGTGTTTAACTGCTTTTTCGAGGCTCATGATTTTATTAGTTATTTAAAAATTCAACTAGTCTACCGTCAAACATGGCAACTACAGTGTTCAGAACACACGCAATGATGGCGATTTTTTTCAGAAGATCGAAGATTGATTCAGCGTTCATCTTGATTATTTTATAGAGTAACTCCGAAATCATGCTTCACTCTGCGTTTACCATAATCTGTAATCCCAGATTCATCCCAGCATGGAGAAGTATCATGTAACACTTGAAGCTCTTTCCAAAAACTCGGGGAAGCACCTTGATATTTTTCTTGAAGAAGGGAATCAATACCAACCTTCTCATTGATAACATTAACATCAGATCCTCCATCAGCAGGAAATGTGTTGGTAATTTTAATACCTTCGTCGGTCATACAACGACCGACAGCACAACGGTTACGATTTGATCCTTCGTAAACACAATTACCAGAGTCTTCATCATAACCACGATTTTTTGAGTTATAGAAGCTGACGGTTTCCAGTAGGATTTCTTTTTCTTTTTGGGTGATTGTCATGTGTGTAGTGTAGCTTAACGTTTTATTACCGGGGATTCACTGCGTAGATTCTGCGACCATAAACGAATGCAAAATCGGAATTGTCAATATACTTTTCTCCGTCGTGGAATCTTTCCAGCTTGTAGGGATTGTAGTTGATGGAGGTGTATTTATGAATCTTATCAGGACCGTCTACAAGCTCTCCAATGATGTAAGCATGTACATTCTTTCGCTTGCTTTTAAGCACTCTCTGCCGTCCAGCTTGTGATACATAAAAGGTTGCGTTGTTTAGAAAGACTTGTTCAGCGTGTTGGGTCACTTTCCAAACACCATTCACTTTCGTTTGCACCGAAAGCATTTTCTTGTGAAGATTAAAGTAGCAGCGAACTTTCATAATTACATTGCGAGAACTTGATTCCAAACATCGGTCACTTTGTTTTTCAACCGAAGCTCCCAACCGGGAACCCTGTTGATACGATTGCTCTTGATAACTCCTCGATCTGTTTTGGTATTAACCGCACACACCCGAATAGCATCTTTGCCGCAAGCACGACTGATACCATCGTTCTTGTGAATAGAACTGTAAACCTTCACAACAACATTTGGTTTGGTGAGAAGTCTCTTAACATAAACGACTTCCATAGCATGTCCACTGAATTCTTTCACCCAGTTTTTCTCTGGTAGGAAGATTTTGTCGAACTCGCTTTCGAGGATGGTGATGTAAGCCATGCCATCATGGTAGTCTAACGTTTTATTACTGAATAGCGGTGGTGGGATTTGAACCCACACTCTACTGATTTTGAGTCAGTTGCCTCTGCCGTTGGGCTACACCGCCGAAATATATTAATTTGTTTTTTCGTAGACCAATACTTTGTTTTTGTTTGAATCATCCGCGCTCCAAATATCAGATTGAGGAGTTGCGGTGGTGATATTATCAGATCGTTTCATATTGTCAAGGTCCATTAGATAAACCTTGTATTCAGGATTTGTGGTTGCATTTTTAATGAAAGATTCCCACAGCTTTTTTCCGCCTTCAAGGTGTTCATTGTCAGACACAATGCCATTAAATTTATCAACATAAAGTTTGTACCATGTTGATGTAATGTTGGCATTTGCGTAAGCTTCTCGAATCCTGAGAAAGTATGCTTGCTTGTATTGCAATGGTGTATCCCTGAGAGAGACACGCATCACGGGAATCACGGTTTGCTTTCCTGCTTGTAGATCGTTGATTGAGAACACAAACCCCATAGTTTGTTGAGGATGAACAACATAAAGGAATTCATCCTGTTCTCCAAGAACAATATAATCTTCAATGTTGCGCACACTAATGGGAGTGAACTTTGCGTCCTTTTGATAGATCACATCACCAGCGTAATATTTTGGCATTTCTTGAAGTAGAAATTGTTGAAAGGTTCTCATAACTATTATTTAAACTTAAAGAAAATGTTTAAGTAATTCTGTCACAATAAACCAAACACCAGCTAGAATGGCAAACAATCCACAGAGAATACCAACTACCCAGAGTGCCAAGATGATTTGCAATCGCTTGAGAAGAGTCTTTTCAAATGGCGTGAGATCCGATTCATCAATCTGTTCGCCGTTTCTTTTATAATTCATCTTCATATCGTGTTGGTTGTTATCGAAGGTATGCCACACTGTATTCATGGCAAGCCGCTAGACCAGATTCATCATTGATGTTGCCTCTGATGTGTGCAGCAGGAGCCGACCACCCAGCAGGTTTAAAAAGATCACCTGTGTTCTTATCAACGAATGCGTATGCGCTGCTCGGTGTGATTCCGTCACGACTACGGCAAATCTTATAGAATTTTTTGCCAGCAGTAAACACAAATGATTCTCTACTTGCGCTGGTTTTTGGGAACTTCAAGTTCAACTCTGACACGAACTCTTCGATTGCTTTCATGCTGTTAATTTACTCTAACGTTTTATTACTGGATTAATGGTGGTAGGTGTGGGATTCGAACCCACGGTGGAGATTGCTCTCGCGGGCTTATGAGGCCCGTCCTATCGAACCGCTAAGGGAACCTACCATGTGATTTTAAATATAATCCTCCCAATCGGACTTGAACCGATAACCAACGGCTTATGAGGCCGCTGCTCTGACCAATTGAGCTACAGGAGGTTATGAAGATTGTATCTGTTAGATCATCTCTTGCTATATCTATATTTTAGTACAGATATCCGTTATTGCAAGTGGTCTTCTCAACAAATGATCCCATGCTTTTCACAATAGGAGACTGCCGGGTACCAAGGCTTCGATTGACAATGGTTCCAGCCTTACCAGACTTCTTGAACACCTCACTACGCCATGAGGATTGAAGCTGTCGTTGCGGTGCTTTGAATTTCGTTTGCATGTCGTTACTTTACTCTAACGTTTTATTACTGAATCGTGATGCTCCAAGTATCACCACCCGATCTGTAATTATTATATCAGTGTTCCTTAGCAAGCCACTCTTCGTACTTGATAACCTCTTCCGATGTAATTCCTCGACCCATTACATAGGTAAAGGCTCCATGGAAATTCATAAACTTTTTAAGAAGACCGTCAAGTCTACCATCTCCGTTAGAATCTTCTGTAACATCCCATCCAGTAATATAAATAGGAGTTGTTGACTTTTGAAGCTGATCAATAATACCTTGACCTAATGGTTCTCCTGTGTTGGGGATGTGTTTAATAGTTCCTAGTTTGTATGTCATATTTTTATTCATATTTTTATTAAGTTAATATCTACGGGTGTATCCACAACGAGAACAACGAATGTTGTTGGTTCCGGGAATATCATCCATAAGGCAAACCTCTACTGTTTTAAACTCACTGTGCCAATCACCATCCCAATCCTTATAACCAGCATCAATGTCCTTAAATTTAGTATGAGAACATTCTGATTGTTCTTTCGTTGGTTTTGGAATTCGACAGGATAATCCATGAAGATCTCTACCTGCTAGTTTATCAGCTACAGTGTATTTCATATCTTAAACTGGGAAGTGACCGTATCCGTATGACTTAGCTTTAGGGAACAACACACCAATTATTTCAGCTGTGTCTTTACTAATTTCGATGATTTCAAAATTCTTTAAGAAGTTGCTAAAAGAATCATAGTCAATGTATTCATTAGTACCAAAGCAAACTTCAAAGTATTTATTAGTACCAGAGCAAACTTCAAAGTATTGATCGTCTTCTTCAATTTCTAGCTCGCTTTTAAATTCACTCAACGCTTTATTCCAAGCATCAAGATTGTCAAAAATCTTAAACCCGCTGACATCCATTTCGTCAGCCAAATTATCTTCAAATTTTACTAGTATCATATTCTTTTCTAAAAAGTAATCGCGCTTATAATTGTTCGCTCAATCTTCTTCATCATCTTCGTTGAACTCTTTAAGAGCTTCACTATACCAATCCCAATTGTCAACGCCAGCGTTTTGTAGACATTGTAGTAGTCTTGAATCTTCAAGAAGATCGTTATATTCCTTTTTTGTAATTGTTACTGTTTCTTCCATATTCTAATTGTTTAGAAGTTCTTAGCTACAAAAGTTTTTTAGACTATTGTCTAGATCTGTATGGAGTAAACTATCTCCATTAGAAGATTCTGTAATGGTCCACCCAAAATGAGAAATTGGAGTACCTAACTTTTCAAGCTGGTTGATAATATCCTCTCCCAAAGGATCTCCTGTGGGTGGAATGTCTTTGATATTTCCTAAATTATAATTCATATTGATCTATTAGAAGTTCTTAGCAACATTAGCACGAACCTCTGCCAATGTCCAGTCCTTCTTGATAAATCCGTTACAGAAGACTTGAACAAAAGCACAGTTCTTAACATATTAACTAAATATAGTTATGACAACATATTATACTGTTTATAAAATAACTAATTTAATTAATAATAAAGTTTACGTAGGAGTTCATAAAACTGACAATCTGAACGATGGGTATATGGGGAGCGGGAAGATCATAAAATCATCAGTTGAAAAACATGGAATAGAAAATTTTAAAAAAGAAATTATTCACATATTTGATAATTCTGAAGAAGCATACGATATGGAATCTAAAATTGTCACTGAAGAGTTTATTTCAAGAGATGACACATACAATATACGGATCGGTGGGATAGGAGGATGGGATCATATAATCCCCGGTAAATATCAACTTTCAAAAGAAACTAGATCGCGTATTGGTAATAAGCTCAGGGGCAGAACATTCACATCCGAATCTAAAGATAAAATGTCAATATCTAGAAAACTATATATTGCAAGTGGTGTAGAACTACCGAAAGGTATGTTAGGAAAGGAGCATTCAGAAGAGACAAAAGAAAAAATAGCGAAAACTAAAGAAGGGAAACGAAATCCAAATTTCGGAAAAATTTGGATTACAGATGGCATCAAAAATAAACATATTCTCAAAAGTGAGGTGATTCCAGATGGATGGAATCGAGGAATGACGGTGAGTGATGAGACTAAACGAAAACAATCTGAATCAGCAAAAACTCGCGCAATTAGAGAAAAAAATACCAACACTAGACACAATAACAATGCTAAAAAAGGAAAGTCACATGTCAATTTCGGAAAATTTTGGATAACGGATGGATGCAGTAATATTATGATTTTTAAGACTGAATGTATCCCTGCTGGGTGGAAGAAAGGGATGACTGTAGTTAAAACTGCTTAACTACAGTCATCCTATCTATTATCAGAAATTTTTAGATACAATGTTCCTAATTTCCGATAGTGTGTATTCCTTCATAATTTTACCGTTCTTGAAAACACATTTCAGTGCGCAATTTTTCACCTCATCCCAAGTGGCTTGATCCTTGAGAATAAACTCACCATCTTGTTCATAGACAGCAGTTAGACCCTTGGCACTCTTCTTCATACCGCTATCAGTCTTAGGATCTTTGAAGATCTCAACACCAACACGCTGTCCATCCTTTAGAACTTCTCCATAGGTACTCTTAACAGCAAACATGTGAGTGTCCCGTGTGACAATGGCATCTCGGGTTACAGCACCTTGATAAGTGAAGCTACCAATACCGAAGACAACATTGGTGGAAGCAAACCCCTTATCAGCAAGACGCTGACAGATTTGTTCAGCACGCTCTAGTGTGATACTATCCCCATAGATTGCTCCAATGTGACTATCAAGAAGCTTGTATCCAGTAGTGCTTTCGGTTCCTCCGAAGATTTCCCAAAGACATTGAACCATACCCTTGACTTCAAGTTCGGTTAGTTCATCACCCTTATATTGACATTGGGCTATATACTTGTCACCGATAGTCAACTTAATATAAATCTTACCATCCTTACGAATGATTTCATCTTCAGTATAGCCTGTAACAATCTTAACTGGATCACCACTGTCAGGACGAATAACAACCTTACCATCACGGGCAAGAATCTTATCCTTGAGAGTAGCAACAATACCACCATCAGGATCAACAACATTCCAGAAGTCCCAAGTATCAGATACGATACTGACAATACCAGATGGATAAACATCTTCAATGAGACGACGGAAGGTTTCAACTTCATCTTCCATACCACCGAGACACATAACGCTGTGTTCTGTAGCTGCCACGCTGCCACCAATCAATTCCTTCTCACAATCAGCATTGTAATATTCTTCAAGGAAGTCAATTGCTGGTAGAGTATCAGTTCCAGTGAATGCTAGAAGGTGAGCAGCACCACTCATACAAGCAGCTTCAAACCCAAAGTGACCACGGAAAGAGAAATCATGCCCCTGCCACGGAACAAACCCAATAGCTTCAGGAGAAGTTTCCTTAGCCCACTTTTCAAAGATCTTACGATACATAACAGCAGTGGTAGCACTGGTACACGGACCCCAGATAGTAGTGGATAGAATGGTTTCAATGGCATTGGTTAGCCAGAAGAAACGAGCATCAGTGTTCCAGACAACAAAGGTAGGCACACGAAGATTAACATTAGAACCTTCAGGCAAAGCCCAAATCTCCAGAGGAAGATATCCAAGAGCGTGTAGATCACGGATGTGTTGATCTCCAACATTATTCACTCCAAGATAACCAAGGAGACGACGACCATAACGAGCAGTGACAGTATCGAGAGGTAGATTGAAGAAAGTACGATTCCATTCTTCAATGAGATACTTCTTCATAAAGTATTGAAGACCAAAGGTAATCACCTTATCCAAACCATTAACCCGTGTGCCACGGGGTGTAAGATTGGAGAAGACGAGAGCTGTATTTGAGGGATATTGCATAATATGCCCAACTTTATAACCGTCCACGAGTAGAGGTGCTAATGTATTCATATGTGTGTTTATTGTATTCTAACGTTTTATTAATTTTATCAGTGTTCCTTACTTAGCGATCTTCAACTTGCTTACATCGACGCCAAACTTGGCAGCAATCTCATCCATAGTCAAGATGATTTCCTTAGCAGTTTTAAGAAGGAATTCTCGTTCAGTGAGCTTTTCATCATTGAGATACCAAAATTTAGTGCCATCCGCTCCTTCATAAGCTGGACCATCTTCACGATGACGCTTTCCATTAATTCTCCATTCTTTATAACCATCAACCCATTCAATAGCGGGTCCATCTTCACGATGAAGAATAGTCATGGCTTTGTCATTGTAGTAAAACTTGCTTCCGTATGAGTTGATTTCGATGTATTGTGGGGTCATGTGTTTATTGTATTCTAACGTTTTATTAATTTTAAGAGAGTTCCTTACTTAGCGATCTTG